CTGAAGAACAACAAAATGTAACCAGAACACAAACACATAATGAATAAGGAGGAAACACAATGGCTATTAACAATTTTATCCCTACAGTATGGTCTGCTGCTTTACTGGAGAATCTGAGAAGTTCTCTCGTATATGGTCAGCCATCTGTAATCAACAGAGACTACGAAGGAGAAATTAGTGCATACGGTGATACCGTAAAAATCAACAACATTGGTGAAGTAACAATTGGTGATTACACCAAGAATACTGATATCGGTTCTCCAGAAGCACTCACCGATGCAACCAGAACACTGACAATCAATCAGGCTAAATACTTCAACTTTCAGGTTGATGATGTAGATGCAGCACAGCAGAATCCTAAAGTAATGCAGGGTGCTATGAGTGAAAGTGCATACGCACTGAAGAAAACTGCTGATGCCTATATCGCTAGTCTGTATACCGAAGTTGCTGCAGGTAACGCATACGGTTCAGACGGCACACCTAAGGTTGCTTCTGATGCGTCTGATGCTTACGAATATCTGGTAGACTTATCAGTTATCCTTGATGAAGCAGACGTTCCGGAAGAAGGACGTTTCGTAGTTATTCCTGCTTGGTATCACGGTCTATTACTCAAAGACGACAGATTTGTAAACAACGGTACTGCAATGGGTGATGCAACTCGTATGAATGGTATGGTTGGAGAAGCTGCAGGTTTTATGGTGCTTAAGTCTAATCAGGTTCCTAATACAGCTGGCGCTAAGTATAAGGTAATTGCTGGTTATCCTGGGGCATGGAGTTACGCAGAACAAGTTAATGATGTTGAAGCATACAGACCAGAGAAGAGATTCGCAGATGCGGTTAAGGGACTTCACCTTTACGGTGCTAAAGTCGTTCGCCCAACTGGTCTTGCACTAATGACAGTAAGTAAATCATAATCTAACGGAGGGGTAAATCCCCTCCACACAATATAAGGAGGAAAATAATGGCACGTACTTCGATTACACCAACAGACATTGCTAAGCTTATTAATTCAAGCGACACAGCAACAACACCTGTTAAGACGACAATCGACGCTACACTGGTTACCAATGGTGTTGTATTTGATGCAGGTGTTGACAGCAAAGTATTAGTTAAGGTAGTCCAGACCGCTGCAGATACATTACTGTTGACGGTTCAATCTCAATCAGGAGTTGCAGCAGAAGATTTCACTGTTGATATGGCTCAGAATGCAGAAGTTATGTTTGTATTTGAGACAGAGAATTTTGAGATTATGTCAGGCACTGACAGAGGAAAAGTCTATATTGATTTTGAGACTTCATTCACTGGCACAATTGAAATCTACAACTTACCAAAATAGGAAGGGAGGGTTTTGATGGCAAAAGGTGGTATTCATTATTTCATCAGCATAGATGGTAGTAAGAAATTTATGATTGATGAACCGAACCACGTTAAACGTATGCAGGAAAACCCAGAATATAGAGAGATAACAAAGACAAAATGGTTAGGAGGCAAGAAGAATGGCGGAAATAACAGTACAGGAAATAACGTATAAGGGTTTGGTAATGACTTATGAGGAACCAGAAACAGTAAACTTTTTCTACAACACGGGGAGTTGTTTTGTGTTTGTAAGAAACACGAGTGCGAGTGCAATTACAGTTGGTGTATCGGTTGAAAACGAATGTAAATATGGATTTATACACCCTTTGTACAGAACGGTTGAAGCAAGTGAACAATGTATCATCCTTCTTTCCCCAGGACGATTTAATAATTCAGAAGGCAAAACCACTTTCACGTGTTCAGCGGTAACAGACATAGAAGTAGCAGTAGGAAAGGTGGTAGAATAAGATGGCATTATTTAGCAAAGAGAAAGAAGTACAACGAGTTATTGGTATTGATATATCGACTGCTGGAGCACAGTACCCAGTAGATTTCAGTGTCTCTTGGGGTGCTGGAGCGAGATTCGTAGTAATGAAATCAGAGACAGGACTTGGCACAATTGATGCAGGGTTAACACCAGCAAATGTTGCATCAGCAAGAGCCAATGGGTTGCTTGTCGGATTCTATCATTATTGCAAACCATCTGATAATGGAACATCAACAACTTCTGCAGAGACTGAGGCAGACCATTTTATAGACAATTTGACCACAGCACTTGGCGGTGACTATGGCGATTTATATCTGGCTTGTGACTTTGAGGATACTGCAGCAGTATGGGCAAGTAATGATGAAGCCTATGATTACATTGAAGCATTCAATAACAGGGTTATCTCTAGAACAGGTAAGCGTTGTCTGCTGTACACAGCATATTATGTTGTGGATGATATCACAGGTTCCACTCCAGGAAACGAATTGATTCATTCAACAAAGGGTGCAATCAAGAATATTATGCCATTATGGCTTGCAGCAAATGATGGTTCTGCAGATTATAACTTCACCGCATTTGGTGGTTATGATACAGTAGGATTTTCCGGTTGGCAGTTCTCATCTGATGGTAACGGTCGTGGAGCAGAATTCGGTGTTTCATCTTCAGATATTGACCTTGATTTGGTTGGTGATGATGGAATCGGTATGTTGAGTGTACCGCACAAGACATATGGTCTCACAGCTACTGCTTCGGATGGAGAGGTAGAACTTAATTGGGAAAAGAGTTTTCACGAGGATATTGTTTCATATAATATTTACAAAGACGGAACACTTTTAGACACGGTTACACACCCAGTGACGACATATACAGCAACGGATTTAACCAACAATAAAGAGCACGAATGGCAAGTCGCAGCAGTAGATGCATACGACGAAGGTGAGAAATCAGACGTAGTAATTCTTGCAGCATATGATGGTTCAGTCATAGCACCATCAGGCGGTGACGGTAGCGGTACACTTGTGTTCACTGCAGCAAGTCCAGATGGAGATTTCTTTGAGAACTATGATGGAAGAACAATGGTCGTTGTTGCCAACGGAACAGCGTCTGAAGTTACAATTACGGTAAACAGTTTTGGTCTGTGTAATTTCGGCTATGATGACGACGAAGAAATCGCACTTCCAGCTTGGGGCAAGATATGGATTGGTATTTTTGATAAGAAACGATTCAATAATAATCTTGGGGTTATAGAACTCAATTATTCAGATGCAACGAGCGTCGTTGTTGCTTCAGTTAAGGTCTAGGGGGTGATTTGATGGCTGTTGTATATGCGACTGCAGCAGATGTTGCAGCATTTATGGGTATTACTGAGGGTGAATTACCCAGCAATATCGCCAAGCTTATCACAGACGCACAAGATTTGATTGATTATATTACCTTTAATCGCCTAGAATTATATATCGTTGACGATGTAATTGATGACGAGGACTTGGTTGACCCAGTCAAATTTGCTACGTGTGCACAAGTAGAATATTGGATTAACACTAGTGATTCAAGCGATATTACTGGAGCACCAATTAGTTCATACTCTATAGGAACACTGAAGGTTCAATTTGGTGGCGCTTCTGGCGGTACTGGTAGCATAGGTGGTAGCGGATTGGTTGCCCCACGTGTCAACCGTTATTTGAGCCATACAGGACTTATGTACAGAGGAATCTATGATTCAAGCGGTCTTAGAGTTAATGATATGAGTAGAACATTCTTCGATAAATATAGGAGGTGGTAGGATGATTAAATATCCGATACCGCAATTCCTTCTTAACAATTCTGTTACGGTAACTCCGTGTACTGGTAGTTCTGCTTATGGACCAGTTTATGGAACCGCATTTACCGCAAAATGCAGATTTGAACCGACAGATGAGTTGAAAGTTGATGCAGATGGTCGTGAATTAAAGACCAAGGGCAGATTATTCTTCAATATTGGGGAGAATGTCACACCTGAGAGCAAAGTTTTGTTTGACGGAACAACTTATCGAGTGATTACGGTTAAAACCCACCCAGAATCACATCTGGAGGTGTATATAGCGTAATGAGAGTACAATTTGAATGGAATGGCGACAGAATATTGAGAGAACTCAACGAGAGAAAAGCAAGAGTCATTAGAGACGCAGCAGAAGCACTCCTTGAGGAATCAAAACAGACTGTGCCGCACGATGAGGGTGTATTGGAAAATAGTGGTCACGTTTCATCCGATGAGGATAAGGCAAATGTATATTACGATACACCATATGCCGTCCGTCTGCACGAACATCCAGAATACAACTTCCAAGGTAAAGGGGAGGGTAAGTGGCTTCAGAAAGCATTGAACCGTATGGCTCCTGAATTGATAAAATATATTAAGAGGGGGTTAAGATTATGATACTAGAACAACAGATTGCAGAATATCTTGAAGCACAAGGACTAGGAACTTTTGATGAGAATGGTATAACAGGAGATATTTTCCTGATGGCAATGCCTACAACCCCTGATAGCTGTATCACAATTTATCCAAGAGGTGGGTTGCAATCTGATGACAAATTGGGTTATGATTCACCATCAGTCCAGATAATAGTCAGGG